CAAAGATGAGACAACAGAACACGAAGTGAAACTTCTTAAGAAGGCTTTACAACAATGGACAAAATCAAACAAGTTCAATAAGAGGATTTTCAGGATATTCAGGAACGCATTGAAGTACGGAGACTGTTTCTTCGTTAGAGATCCAGAAACGAACAAATGGTTGTACATTGACAACGCCAAAGTAGACAGGATCGTTGTTAATGAGTCGGAGGGCAAGAAACCTGAACAGTATGTTATCAGAGACATCAACCCTAACCTACAGAGATTATCAGCAACACAGATAACACCCAACCAAACTTATGGTGGAGGTGGAACAACAGGTGGTGGAACAGCGGCATACGGTTCAAGTTACGCAAATCAAGGTGCTACAAATAATATGTCAGGCTTCGCAGGTGGAAATGCAGGTGGAAGATTCTACAAGACCATGAATGCATACAACATAAACGCAGAGCACGTGATTCACATGTCAATGTCAGATGGTTTAGACAACCTATTCCCATTTGGACAGTCGGTATTGGAACAAGTATTCAAAGTTTACAAACAGAAAGAATTATTAGAAGACGCAATCATCATTTACAGGGTACAGAGAGCACCTGAGAGAAGAGTATTCTACATAGACGTAGGTAACATGCCTACACACTTGGCGATGCAGTTCGTTGAGAGAGTCAAAAACGAGATCAACCAAAGAAGAATTCCGAGTGCATCGGGGGGAGCAAACTTCATAGATGCAACATACAACCCAATGAGTATAAACGAAGATTACTTCTTCCCACAGACAGCAGAGGGTAGAGGATCTAAAGTGGACACATTGCCAGGTGGTACAAATCTAGGTGAGATAGATGACTTGAGATTCTTCACAAACAAACTGTTCAGAGGACTAAGAATTCCAAGTTCTTATCTTCCAACAGGTGCAGAAGATGGTGGACAACAGTACAATGACGGTAGGGTAGGAACTGCATACATCCAAGAACTGAGATTCAACAAGTATTGTGCTAGATTACAGTCAATGTTAGCAGAAACTTTTGACAGTGAGTTCAAATTATGGGTAAAAAACAAAGGTTACAACATAGACAATGGAATGTTTGAGATAAAACTCAACCCACCACAGAACTTTGCACAGTACAGACAGACAGAAATGGACCAAAGCAGAGTAAACACATTCACAGCAGTGGCAGACTTACCTTACATGAGTAAAAGATTTGCACTGAAGAGATATCTCGGACTTTCTGAAGAAGAAATGGCAAGGAACGCAGAACTATGGGCAGAAGAAAACAACGTGCCACAGAAGAAACAGAGCAAATCAAATGAATTGAGAGGCGGTGGTGTCACACAATCAGGAATATCAAGTGACCTAGACCAATTCGAGGAACCAACGGCGGATCCAGACGCACCAGAACCAGGATCACCACAACCAGGTGGACCAGGACAGACCCCAGGAGGACAGACCCCAGGCGGCACAGGTGGTGGCGGACAGGTATAAGGATTAAATACGTTTATGAAACTGAATGAATTCTTCACATACGGCGCAGATGGCTTTGAACAAGACAAAACTTACGAGCCGGAGAACGATATTTCAATACTAGACGCAGAAGACACAAGAAAAACAAGATTAACACTCAAACAAATTAACTCTATGAGGTTGGCATCAGAGGCACACGATGCTCAACAGAAGGAAGAAGCAGTATTCGTCCAAAAGATGTACGGACAGCCTGCCCAAGACGATAACTTAGAGTTATAATGTCACAAACAGCATTCGTACTTGGTAACGGTGAGTCCCGTAGGGGCATAGATATCAACGACCTCAAAGAAAAAGGCACTTTGTACGCCTGCAACGCAGTGTTCAGGACACACCAACCACACTGGCTGGTTGCAGTTGACCCCAAGATGATGCTGGAGATAGCGGAGACCGAATATGTCGTACATAATAAAGTGTACTCCAACTACAACAATCAATATGAGAAACACAAGAAACTGCTGGACCATGTCACATGGAGCAAACCCAGTCTGGGTTGGAGCAGTGGGCCAACAGCACTTAAACTGGCCTGTGATCACGGATTCAAGGAGATCTACATACTTGGTTTTGACTACCAAGGGCACCGGGAAGACAGCAAGAACAACAGATACAAACTCAACAATGTATTTGGTGACACAAGAAACTACAAGAAACGTAGTGACGAGGCCACCTTCTACGGCAATTGGATGAACCAGACCAAGCGTTGCCTTGAGGACTACAAAGACGTTCAATTCCACCGTGTGATACCCAAAGGCTGGTTCAAACCCAACGACATCGACAGACCCGACAACATGCAACACCCTACAACCGAGGAATTTCTAGCAAAATTCGACCTGCAGATCAATATCTAGTAAAAATACGCCTTTTCTCACCAATTATCACACCGTTTCTACCCCTTTGCAGTAAATACAAACACTTATAAGTACAAATCGACCTATACAAAGGAGCACGTGTAAAATGTCAAACAATAAATTTGAGAGTTTATTAGAATTACTAATAAATGAAGAAAACGATAAAGCAGAGGCTTTATTCCACGAAATCGTAGTAGAAAAATCTAGAGATATCTACGAGAACTTAGCAGACGAAGAAGTAACTGCTGAATCAAAAGACGAAGAAGTTAAAGAAACTGAAGCATCTGACGAGAAAGTAGAAGAAACTACAGAAGAAAAAGTAGAAGAAACTGCAAAAGATGAATCAGTTGAAGAGGCTTCAGAAGAGTCTAAAGACGAGCAAGTAGACGAAGTTGTTGAAATCGAAGACGAAGCAACAGAATCAGAAACTACTGAAGAAGAATCAATTGAAGAAGTAGGCGGCGACGCAACTGACGAATTGGTTAAAGACATCTCAGCAGAAGAAGAAGGCGAAATGGATGCAGACAAAGGCGAAGAAATGCCAGCGGACATGGAACCTGAAGCAGACGCAGAAGGTGATGTTGAAGACAGAGTAGTTGACTTGGAAGACGCTTTAGATGAATTAAAAGCAGAATTCGAAGCAATGATGGGCGACAAAAAAGACGATGACAAAGATGAGTCTTTAGAAGTTGCACCAGAGTTAACTCCAGAAGTTGAAATGGAAGCCAAAGACGCTAAAAAAGACAAAGAGGATATGAAAGAATACAAAAATCCTGTTAAAGCGGACACGGCAGACCATTCAGACAAGTCAGCAAAATCACCAGTAAACGCTTCTGTTAAATCAGCAGGCGGTACAGCGGCAAACATAGCAAAAGGCGGAGCAGACGACAACGGAAGACCGGCTCCAACTGCGGCTAAGATGCACGGTGACTTTGAGAACACAGGCGGAAAAGCAAAATCTACTTCATACAAGAAGATGGAAAAAGCGGACACGGCTGATCACTCTGACAAATCTGCAAAATCTCCGATTGCCAAAGCGTAATTGTTGATTTAAAGGAGAACATCGGATGAGTTCACTATACCTAAGAGAGAATCTAACATTTGATCAGGCCAGAGTGCAGGTCTTACACGAGGGAAAAGACGGTAAGGATTTGTACATGAAGGGCATCTGCATTCAAGGTGGGATCAAGAACGCTAATCAGAGAGTTTACCCAGTGTCGGAGATTGCGAAAGCAACTAAGACACTAAACGATCAGATCAGTTCAGGATACTCTGTGTTAGGTGAAGTTGATCACCCAGACGATTTAAAGATTAATTTGGACCGTGTGTCTCACATGATCACAGAAATGTGGATGGACGGACCAAATGGATATGGTAAGATGAAGATCCTACCAACCCCAATGGGCTCACTTGTCAAGACTATGTTGGAGTCAGGTGTGAAATTAGGCGTTTCAAGTAGAGGTTCTGGAAACATGAACGAATACGGAAGCGGCGAAGTTTCAGACTTTGAGATCATCACAGTTGATGTTGTAGCCCAACCTTCGGCACCGGGTGCTTATCCTACGCCAATTTACGAACACCTAATGAACACCAAGGGTGGTAACATGGCAAAGGGTTTGGCGGCTGAAGTTAGAAATGACCCTAAAGCACAAAAGTTCCTGAAAGAGGCACTAACAAACATAATAAAGGACCTGAAATAACATGATAGACGCAATATCAAAATTAGT